CTCCATTCAAAGGAATGTATCGATATACATCACTATATTTGTCATATTGATACTTGTAACCACTATCACATACTGCATATGAAGAAGGCGTCAACGAGCCACGGAAATCTGTAACAGATGTGGGCTCGAGACCTGCATTATTAACAACATCTCCCTTTTCTGGAGATGCAAATACCATGCAATCTTTTCTCATGTCAGCAATATTATCAATTAGATAATTTGCCCACTGTGTGCCATTTGTACCATCTCTTGACTTACCAGCCAGTATTAGAGAGATATCAATGTCTTCAGCATTCTTAAAGACGTCTACCGCAGTCTGTAACTGTGCGATCGCGATATTAGATTCATTTGGATTCGTGCCATCAGAACCTACCAAGAAGCTCTTTGTATAAGGCTTCTCGGCATTGACATAGTTGTTTAGATTTAGTGCTGTATTGGTATACGCTTCGGCTGCAGTATTAACATTCGACGTTGCGCGAATATCTGCACCACCAACATACATCCAACGTGATTGATCATTAATAACATCTTTATAATAGATCGATTCGCCACTCTCATTCTTGGCATCGCTGGCGCGGGACAGACCTTCCCAAACTTCCAGAACTGTATCACGAGTACCTGTAATTGTACCATCTTGGTCCCAAACAACAATGTGCAACTCATCATTAGCTGTGTTGTTTGCAACATTGTTTGAATAATCGGTCTGGCCAGGAGCAACATCTGTAAGATTATGTCCTTCCCAGAAGCGAGTAAGACCACCAGAGTTAATACCATCACCGACAGTACTGTTCGCTCCGTAAGCAGTAGACAACCGATACTTGTCATCGATTGTTAGGTTACAAGTAGCAGTCCACTCTGTAGTAGTATTACCACTATGGTATTCTGCAGAAACACTCGTAGCACCAATCGCTGTAATTTGAGCTTCTTGAAGACCAATTGAGCTGTTGCCCAAACGAACAATATCACCAACCGTGAAAAATGTTTGCGCATTGTTCATTACGTTGTTGGCCTTAAGCCGAATAGCGTTACCGGTCTGACTAGACGAATCGCCTGATTCCCGACCATATGCCTTCATAACAATAGCAGTATTACCAACTGTACAGTTAGCTACAAAAGTGTTGTTCGCATCACCATGGTCTACCGAACTGTTTGTTGTACCTGTAAACGAGCCTGTAAACACAAGAGGACCGTCACAAACACTCACTTTAAGACTATTTCCAACTGCACCAGGATACTTAGCTATGAATGTTGAATCCGAAGCAGCAGACGACATCGTAATAGACTCAAAAGCGTCTCTGTTCTTTACCAACTCAACATGATCAGCATTGCTGCCTGATGGAGTTGTGGCTTCGGTTTGTAGGGTAGTCGCATTCATTGCATCTGATGGAATAGCTCTAGATACAAACAATTTGCTAGAATACGATAAGAAATTTGCTGCGGTGAAAAATGTCTCAAAGTTAGTAGAATCTGGCTCACCAAACGTAGCGGCCAATTCTTCCTCTGACGAGATTAGAATTGCGGTCTCTGCAGGACCCCAACGATACCAACCAGTTTGAGCACCTTCCGTAGTAGATACGGCTGGGATCAACGTGGTTAGATCAACCTCTGTAACATTAACACCTGGACTGACTTGAAATCCCATGGTGACTCTCCTTTTATTCGGACTTTAATCCGGTTGACAATTGGTTCGTATTTATTTATAAAATAGAGGGGTTCACTAAAAAATTTCAAACTTATCTAATTCGTACGGATTGTGTGTAATCAATGAGTCTCCATGTCTGAATTCATCATTATCTTTGATATCGGTTTGGCCATCATCCATAAATCCGAACGGTAACATATCTTCTTCCAATGCATGAATGTTAGCATCGTATAGATTTTTTCGTATATCTATATCTGTTAGCTCTTTAAAGTATTCTTGGTTAGTCAACCAAGCAAATAGTACTAAACTCATCACTAAATCGTCGTGATGTCCTTCTTCTGCTTGATAACTCGTTCCCTTTACAGCAAATGCAGTAAGCTCCTGGAAGATATCGAAATCATTAATCTCTAGTTTATCATTCTCGATGATTGTCTTCAATGAAGCACAACCAACTCTTTTTAATTGTTTTGTTGTTCTTACACCTAATTGCTGAGATCCACCACCAAATCCAGCATTAACTATCTGGCCAGCACGGCCTCTCCACTGTGCTGTCATTAGATTAGTGTACTCTAAATCGTGGTGCAATATGTCTGCTACCTGTTGACCTATATCATTTATCTCAACTAAACATATGGCTTCGTTGTATCTATGACCAACTTGATTGATAATATTTGGGTATAACATAGGACTAATAATATTTGATCTATAAGTGCACACTACTTTATAAGGTACAACAGAGCAATCAACAACAGTAAATGCACTATAATCATTACCTATACCACGAGAAGTATCAACTGATATAGCATAGACGTGATCTTTTATTGGGTCTTCAAATACCTTTACATTATCATTTTTATACTTAGGATCATGAAAAACCAACGTTGCTAGCTTCGAAGGTGAGATAAGTGTACTTGAAGATCCTAAGAATTCACATTCAAACTCTTGTCTGAATTGGTCTTCAGATGTATTCTTAATTGTTGTTTCTTTCCAGGCCGCATCTCTTCCTGGAATAGCTGACCAATGAACATCAATTGGATGATATTCGTTTCTACCTTCTTGTGCATCAATCCATAACTTATAGAATAGATTCATTCCCTTTGGTGTTGATGTAACCATAACTCTGGTTGTATCACCAGATGAAATTGTAGGATATGTAGAAGCAAAAAACTCTTCTTGCATCTGTGCTGGAACGAATGCAAACTCATCAAGATATATCAAGTTAAATGAACCACCACGAATAGATCCAGATGACGTTGAACCAGCCATTATCTTTGATCCATTTTCTAATTCTATATTACCTTTGTTCCATTCAACAATACCCTGTTGTAGCCAAGATGGTAAATGTTCAAATGCAAGTTGAATTCTATGAAGAATCTCTCTAGCTGTTGCTGCCTTATTCGCTAGAACAGCAATACTAAATGCTTCATTGAATATAGCAAAGTACAATATCAATGCAGCCATTGTTGTAGTCTTACCAGACTGTCTAGGCATCTTACATATAGTAAAACGATTAGACATCACAGAGTCCATAATGTTATCTTGAAAATCATATGTTTCAAAGTTCATCATGCCAACGTCAACATTAACGATTTTCATATACGTATTACAAAAGTAATGTATGTCATTCCTACACTTTACGAGCTCAGCAACTTGCTCTTCTGTGTAATCTATCTTTACATTAGCTTTTTTTAGCCTTGGATTTCCAAGGTATATTTCGTTAGACGATAATGCCATTCTCTTTTAACTTTGTTCTGTTGGCTATATGTTGTTCTTGTATGACGTCTTTGCTTTGGCCGTTATACGGAACGCCATATCCTTCTTTAATCATAATCTCCGTTGCACCACACCACCTATTCTGTACACTATAAAATACTTCTACATCACCAAGTATTCTACCATACTTGCCTTTTTTGTCAAGAAAGGTTTTTAAAAATCTACCTCCAGCAACAAGTTCAATTAACTTATCTTTGGCTAGCAGTCCATACTTTTTTTCTTCAAGGTCTCTTGTTCGAGACTCCGGAGTATCAATGCCCATCATACGAACGCGTTGTTTTCTTAACCATACACCAAAACCCAAGTCAATGTCAACATCTATTGTGTCGCCATCAACCACTTTTATAAGTTTAAAGTTATAATCGTACATATTACATTCCGTTCTTTAGTTTTTCTATTTCTTCTTTGTTTGTAGAAATTGCTTTATCTTGACCAGCATCTAATATTGCTTGGATCCTTTTTGCTTCTTCGAGTGGTGTATCTCTGTGTACATCTTTTGCAACAACTTTTTCCAATTTAAGCATAGCAATTCTTTCATTAGGAACATATCTCCATGTATATCCTCTGTCACCGTATATTCCAAACACAGTATTCTTTACACCTATCTTAACTATAATAGCATCTACGCCATCTAATATTACCTTATCACCTTCGTTGAAAGCCTTGCTCATAGAGAATGCTATTCCTTTAGCAAAGCTAGTCGCAAAATCTTTAAACCATATCGCAACAACTAGCGATATAAGAACCGAGATCCAAGGCAATATTAAATCTGTGAAGTCAGTCGTCAGGCCCTGTAGGGATGGTTGCTCCAACATGAGTTTTTCCTTTAAGGGTATTTCTTGCATTGCCACCCAATAATTTGGTTAGCTCAGAAGTATTACCCACAAATAGATTGTTGTTTATTGTTTTAGGATTCTTCTCATCAAATAAATCTTTTGCCTTTTTCTGTAAATCAATTAAATCTCTATTAGTTTCTCCTACCACCTTGATAACTTGAGCAACAACTTCATATGCTCTAGGCGATTGGCTTTGTTGTGCTAGATCCATAATACCATCTAAAGCATCGCGGCCGCGTTCTATTAAATGAATGATGTTCTCACGAGAATAGTCAACATCATTTTCCACTTCGGTCGGTTCTGCCTTCGCCGGAACTTTTGGCTCCTCAACTATAGGTATCATGTTTAAACTGTCTGCTATTTTATCCACTTGTGTTGGCACTAAAATACTCCTCAAAATCTTGTATTATTCCATAATCATCATCTTCATCAATTAATGTATAGTCTACAGTTAAACTTGAATTTGTTGTTGGGCTACCATTAGCTAACATCCCAGGCGTTGTAAGTGTCTTACTATGTAGAGCAAAAATAGATGAATTGCCTATACTTGTATTTACTGTAGCAAAGACTGTATTACTTGGATGCGAGTTGGCAATAAGTGTATTTGCTCCAGTCCTAAGTCTGGCATCGTCGACATAAAAACTTGTGTTTGCTTGTTTGATAACACCAGATTTCTTCAATGGGCCCCACAGATATCCCTTTAGTGTAAATTGCAGAGTATGAATTAGTGCACGTCTAGTTTCAAAGTCACCATCATATGTATCTTCCATACTCACAGAATTAAGAATAATTGGGATATCGTGCTTCCAGCTCATCTCTGGGATTACAGTTATAGTGGCTGTAAACTCTGGTGTAAAGAATGGAAGAATCTGTTCAATTATCTTTGTCGAATCTTCTGCAAACTTGGTATATATGTTGAGCGAGAACCCTATATCATATGGTACAGGATTGTACGAAGCATATATCTTAGCCTTATCATCTTCATATGCACTAACATTTCTATGAATAGTGTTCAATTTTCTCTCTGCTGCATATTGAAACGATTCCATTTCAAATGACATTCTAGGTAATACTACAGCTGGCTCGCGATCAAGTTGAGGATCTTCAATTAACCTCGATAACATTTTCTCCCTAGGAGCATATGCGAGAGGTACTTTGATATCCTGAATGATATTGTTCGAACTATTTTTTCGCTGCACTATTATATCATTGAACAATGTGCCAAATGTTATAACATACCTTCTTAATGTTTGATGATAATATGTTTGTCCTAGCATTAGAACGTACCGCCTTCACTAAATGGATCTGCATCACTGAAGTCAACAATTGCATCCGATTGCGTTTCAATATAGATGTTTTCAGAATCTGTAATCGTATCAAAGTCTTTAGATGCAGTAGTACTACTATCACTACGATCTTCTTCTTCTGATAACAGTCTTACATTATCTTCTGTAAACATTGCTGTAAATCCGTCTTCAGTAGTCAATTGAACATCCAGGTATATATCAGTACTAAATTCTGTTTCTATACTATCAATCTCTGTTATACCAGTGTTTAATCTCTGGTTAGTATATTCAAACAGTTCAACTGATAGAGTATAAAATTGCAGTGCACCCATTTGATAGAATACAGGCTCATGCTCAACATGCTTTACTTGAAAACACTTTGTATTGAGAGGAAGGTAAATTAGATCACCTTCTTGCGGACGATCAATATTTTGTGGAGTTCCTACAGCAGATGCAAATGATCGACGACCAACGGCCAGTGTCATTTGATCTCTAATCTCCAAACCAAATCTACCAAGCAAGTCTCCTTCACCACCAAATCCTTCAACATTAACTATGTACATCTCTACATCATCTGCTTGGTTGAAGTATTCTTTTGGACTCTCAGTATAGAGAGCATCGTACCCTTCCTCTTGTAGCGTACGCGCACAGTAGGTAATATCAATACCATATATTCGAATAGACTCTAGAACAAGATCTTCGACCAGACTTTGCTCTTGGCTATTGCCATAATTATTGAAGTGTGTGCTTGTTCCGAACATTTATTATCCTATCATGTCCATGACAGGCAAGGAATGCCCGACTATTACTTCGTCCTCTATTTTATTTTTTTCATCTAATCCTTGTTGTAGAATCGTTGCGCCATCAAATTGAACACCGCCGGGCAATTGCATTCCAGTAAATTTAGACAAGTTCTGGCCCCACTGTACTTTCATCAATGCTGTGGCATAGTTCTGCAACCACCTCTCGCTCCACATATCTGTGTATGTGTCAGGATCAAGACGGCGATATACCTCTGCGATCATATAATTTCCCGCTTCGATGTTGCCCCAATCCATATCAACGTGTAATCTATTCTTATGTCTATTGAATCTCAATGGCTGCTTACCAACAAGAATCTCTTCAATAAACCTAATGTTCATAAAGTTCATATAAAATGGTACAAGATCATATCTTGATAAGTCATATAAATCATTCAATGCAATTTGATATCGAATGTTAAACAAATTATTTGTGCTTAATGCATCTCCAAGATCAAACAAATTAATGACACCTTCAATTAGTTCGCCCGAACCAATGGTGATATATTTGTTTGTTTTGTCGTCTGCAGTGACTATATGCTTAAAGAAGTCTCTTTCTAAGCCATCAAAATGATAGTCTGTATAGAACTTTAATGCTTCGTCTATTCTATCTTCTGCTTGATCGTCATCTATATTGATTTCAATGACAGGCTTACCCAGACGGCGTAAGCAATATTCTTTAAATGCAGCTCGTGTTGCTGGAACAGCCATTTGTTACCCCCATGCTACGTCGCCATTTGCATATAAGATCTGCAAAGCAACGCCATTTTCGTCTTTTAAGTTTCCTCTGAAGTGTACATTATATAGATTAGCCGTCGATGTAGCGGTCATTGTAATATTAGCTTCGGTATTTACATCTTGTTTAATTGTATCAAAGTATACATTAGCTGCCTTAATTTCATTTATCGAAGATGAAGAGTTAGCAACAAGTGCTTGATTGGCTGTTAGTGTACCAGGTGTTCTTGCTCCACCAACAGCAATAGTATTAGCTGTGTCAGCCTTCTCTCTACCAATTGTTAATATTTGACCATTTGATGACCAAGCTAATTCTCCAAACTCCAGTGTCGAAGGCGCAGCTGTATTAGCTGATCGCTTTATTTGAATTGTACCAGCCATTAGAACCTACCTCCATCTAGTTCTCTATTATTTGTTGTATATGTATCATTAGCAGCCAAATAAATCAACACCTGAGAATTAGATGGACTAGATGCAGACACATCGTCAAACGCATCCACAGTGTCTACCATACGTGTATCAAAATGCTTCGAAAATCCAGATGCACCAGACAACGGACTCGTTGATGTACTTACCTGTACTGTTATTGCTTGCGAAGGCCTTGTCCTAATAGTTGCCATTAAAATGTTCCTCCATCAGCATCAGGAGCAGACAATACATAGTTCCCAGTAGTCGAATTATACACCAAAATATTACCATTCGACTTTGCTGATTCCACAACATCATCCACTGCATCGAGACGAGCAGATGTTCCTCCTGCCATTGATCCTGCAACTCTAATAGATAGTCCTGTAGTGTTTACCAGTTGTGTTGCCATTAGGCTCTTGTTACCTCCGGTGTTACTGTAACGATACCCTCTACAACTCTTGTTTTAACATTAGCAGCTGACAAAATCTCAACATCATATACATATCTTCCAGAAGAAATGGCTGCTGTGTTTGCATGATTAAGAGCAAGTGTCAGCGTACCAGCTGTTGTACCATTTGTAATGGTGAAAGAGGCAGTAGCGTTTGATGAAGTGTGGTGCTTTCTTATTTGTCCTGCGGCCGTGTAATTAGTGAGATCAATTTTATCACCATTTGAATCTGTAACTGTTACAACCGTTTCAAAATTAGCACCTTGGTCTACGACCATATCTGCACGTGCAGCCATTATATGCATCTCCTTGAAATAAATTAGCTAAATATATTTATATGAACACAATCATGGAGTTCCTGTAAGTGGAGTTTATAGTATGAAAATGGGCACAATAGAGCCAGAAAACAACCCCTTTACATCTCTTGTTTGCGATATTACACACCGGTGTAATATGGAATGTGCGAATTGCTATATTCCAAACCGAGAAATTCCTGATATGGACATCGAAAAACTCTATGCCCTTATTAAGCGCCTTCCTAAAAGAGTATATATTAGATTGATAGGTGCAGAGCCAACAATGAGAAATGATCTGTTTGATATTATAACAACAGTCAGATCTCTCGGTCACAAGGTCAGTGTCACTACAAATGGATTAAAATTAGCCTCTCCTAACTATGCAGCTAAACTTAGAAAAACGGGATTGAAGTTAATTTTAATTAGTATGAATGGTGCAGACGATGATCCTGTATATCGAGTATTAGATAATGGACCATATGGTGAATTAAAAGTCAAGGCTTTAATCAATGCGTTTAAAAACAACTTTACAGTTAATACTGGAACAATTATTGCTAAGGGAGTTAATGAGTTTACGATTAGAGAGCAGGTAAGGACTGTTGTCCAGGCGGCAAAGATAGCTGATTATAAGTTTGATAGGCGTCTTCCTCCTGTATTAAGAATGAAAAGCATAGGAGCAATAGGCAATTATAGAGAGGACAGTACATATTCGTTTGATGAATTGTGTAACTTAGCTTCTGATTATTTGGATATACCAATTGAAAAAGTTAAAGCTACACCAGTAGAAAGCGGCTTAAATAGAATTTCATATGTAGATGAAGACACATACAAATATAATGAACCAGCCAGCTATGCGTTTAATTATGAAACAGAATTGGGCAACATTATTATAAGATTAATTAACTGGGAAGTTGATGGTGATGGCGTACCAGATGCTAACAACGAACATAGAGGCAGAGTAACACAAGATTTTAAAATTGCTCCCTTCTTTGCTCATGTAAAGGAGAATGAATTTGGATATTAAGGATAAATTTTTTAGAGATGGCTTTGTTGTTGTAGAAGATGGAGATTTAGAAGAACTTGCAAGCATGTTTGTGCGATCATTAAAGGTTGACAAGCATATACATCCTAGCAACAATACAATACAAATTCTTAGTAACAACGAAATGTTTGGCACTGACGAGGTTCCATGGCACAATGATTTTAGTCACAGTCGTGGCAAGTATGATGGATCATTGTTAAAGTGTATTAAAAATGAACCAGATGTTGCTACTACTTTTGTTGATGGCCAAAAAATTGTTGAGAAACTTAGTGAAGAAGAAATAGATGAATTAGAACAAACCACAGCATGGTACTCGCGACCAGCCATATATGAGAGTTGCTTTACTGAACGGCAAAACAAAATCATAAACAAACTAAGCATAAAGCGACCTCTAATATTTAAACATCCAATAAGCAACAAGAAAGTATTATACTTTAGTCCATCTACAATGGTTGGTGTTGACAAACCTTTCGATATACCATACTATATGTCACTATGTGAATCATTTGCGTTTCACCATGTATGGAAAGAAAACCAAGTTGTTATGTGGGATAATTTGAGATTTATGCATAAAAGGAAATCATTTGCAGATTCTGGGTATAGAGAAATGCACAGAATCCAATTTAGGTATGTTGCATGAAAAATATGATAGACGAAGAGGTTCCCGAGCATTGGAAAACAGCTCGAGGGACAATGTTAAATTATTATAGACAAATTGTTAATGCTCAGAAATGGCGGAACTATCTTGTTGTAACATACAAGGATTTATATGAAGCCTATGACAATGTTCACAAGTTTAAAGTGATGTTGGAAAAGAGAGTTCCCTACAATTATAATCAAGAATTAAGACAACACCTTGTGTTCAAAGCAAACCAAAAGTTTGTTAATCATGGACAACGTCGTTTATTGATTAGAGACTTTATGGAAGATCATCATACAATGCACACCATCATTGTCGCAAAATCAGTAACTCCACTAGTGGTGTTATATGAAGAACACGTACCATTCGAGCAAGTAGATGAATATTTAACTATCGAAAGAAATTACTATTATGAGTGATCAGATTAATGTTTTTTGTGTTAAGTGGGTTCCTCTTGAAGAACCGTGGCGACATAACGGATCAATGTATCTTGATGTTCATGTATATGATCTAAAGAATCAACTGTTTAATACCATGAATGAAAAGGACTTTAATTTTTATTTGTTAACCAACCACACTGGTATTACTGATCCAAACATAACAATTATTGATATAACGAAATGGGGATATGAAAAATGGTGGAATAAGATGCTTCTTTTCAATCCAGACATTAGTAAAGAAGGCATCAATCTATATTTTGATTTAGATGTAACACTTGATGGTCTTGAAGGAACACCTCAATACCCAGCTCCAGAAGATATTGATAATAATTGTTGGGTATCGGAGAAATGGAAAAGTGAAGGCAAATGGAAGAACTATGAAAAATTTCCACGACAGATTGATTGGATGATAGATTGGGTTAAAGCACAACCAGACAAGCTAAGATGCATATACAAGTATTGGACACCTGTAGAATTTAAAAGAAATGCATATTATAACTCTGGATGGAATCCAAGGTTCGCATATCCTACATTAATCAATACATCGTTTATGGGCTGGAATGGTCGTTCACTAAAAGACATATGGTGGGACTTTGAAAAAGATGCAGATTTTAATATGACAAGATTTTGGGGCAACGATGATTATCTTGAACATCTGTGGCCCGATCGTCTTGCTGTCATGCCTCGTAAAATATTTTATTCATATTTCTATGGAGCAGAGCATGGATCAGAGTTCTTTGATAAAGATAAGGAAATGTTTATTAAAAGACAAGATTATTACGTCAGGCTTCTCAATGGTAAAGGAAAGAGAATCGATTATTCAGATGAAATGGAGGTAGGCGGCTGGCGTGATTAATTTATTGACAATGAAATGGGGTACAATGTTTGTACCAGAGTATCCCAATCTTATTCATAGAATGGCTAAAAGATGGATGCCGGGTGAGTTTAATTCATACTGCATGACAGATGATTCAACAGGATTAGATCCGGAAATAAATATCGTCGAATGCTCAGAGAAGTGGTTGTGGGACGATATAACAACTATGGAACAATGGTGGTTTTGGGACGCTATAAAGATGTCGTTATTTGCTCCTCGACTTTGCGGCATTGAAGGAAAGATACTTTTTTCGGATCTGGACAATCTATTTCTTGGCCCACTAGATAGAATCGTAGATACCCCTACACCAGCTATGATTGCTTGCGATTGGATGCCTCCTTGGCATGTAGGCATGCACGGTGGTAATTATTTTCTTACAATGATGTACAATGCAAGTTTGATTTATGTTGATAATACTCAACCAATCACAAATGAGATATGGGAACACTTCTGTAAGAATTATGAAAAAGCTAAGCATTCATTGTATAGCTCTGATGCTTATTTGTGGAGAAACTGGAGACACAAAATGAACAGATATCCTGAACGTAGTGTATATTCATACAATCGCGGGACAGTATATCCTGAAAAGGAAAAATACAAACACAGACCAGACCATGCCGTATGTGTTTTTATGGAGGATCATGAACCAGATCCATTGGATATTAAAGAAGGGTGGGTAGCAGACATATGGAAACAGTATGTGTAAAGTTCGGTGATCTGTATAGTTCAGAATATGTAAACCAACTGTATAAGCAGGTTGGCGATCCTTTCTATTGCATGACTGAAGATAGAGAGGGAATAGACAGCAACATACAAATACTAGAAGCTAATGATGAATTTCCAGAACGAAAGTGGTGGAATAAAACAAAGCTATTTAAACCAGGATTAATGGAAGGACCGTTTGTATATTTTGATTTAGATTGTTATGTCAATAATCTAAAAGACATTAGATGGACTGAGAGCCCTCAATTTATTAAAACCGTGTGGTTTAGTGATGATGTTGCAAGAAAAGTTTTCAGTGTCAATGTTAACAGTTCCGTCATGGTAATTAATAACAATGCCGATTTCTTATGGAAAGAGTGGTACGACAATAAACAAAAACTGTTCAAATCATTTTATGGAATAGATGCATGGATTTATAGACGATGGTTATCAAACATACAATTTATAGATCCACAAATAGTCTATTCGTATCGTTACGGGCACTCGTGGCCAGACGATGTTGAAACAAATATTTTTAGAGATATACCAATTTGTATATTTGATAACGTAGATAATAGAGATGAAGTATTAAAGGATATTTGGAATGGCCGATCATAGTAAACTAATTAGCAATAACGATACCATACAAAAATTATTTGTAAAGGGATTAAAGTACACAAGCGACAATCATGTATATAAACTCAAAGATTACTGCGAGTGTGTATTTGATACCCAGATACAAAGTAAGGAATGGATGGTATCAACAATTAGAGATTTAGGTTACTATCCCAAGCATGTTACAGTACTTGCAGGTTGGTACGGCATGGTTATCATCCCACTGCTTTACAAAGCATTTGGTGAAATAAAAATTGATCTATATGATGTAGATGAATATACTATCGACATTGCATCACACGTATTCAATGATTGGCCAAACGTCAACCTATTCTGTAAGGACGTTGTCTTTGATGAAATCGACTTTCAAGGAGACCTGTTAATCAATTCATCATGTGAACATATGATGGACATGAAGGAAATAACAGAAGCCAATGAAGGTAAGGTATTTGTATATCAAAGCAACAATAACAGAAATGTAAAGTGGCTTCATATCAACTGCGTCGAAGAAACAGACGAATTGGTTGAGCAAGCCGGACTTACAAGAGTTTTTTATGCCGGCAGCTGCATGATATATCGCAATAAAAGAATTATGGTGATTGGACAATGAATATAGAAGTTAATCCAAAAGTATTTGCCTTTACGATGTTGTTGTTTAGTCAACAAATGATGCATCGAATGTTTAATCCTGAGAAGGATAATGAATGGATAGCTATCCAACCTGTATTTCAAGAACTAGCAGAAGCATTATCTGAAGAAAACAAAGCTCTAGCTATGGTCCGCCTTATGGAATACGACGGGCTGAGTCCTTTAGTCCTTACAGGCTTCGAGGATCTATGGTTCATCATGTTGGCCATATCTAATTTTAGAGTAACGATTCTAAGATTGCATGATCAAAGCAATGAACTAGAGCACTCCGAACTTGAAGGTACTAACGATCCATTATCATTAATGTATCTTACTTTATGGAATGTAATTATGAAAGGTTATAAATTCGACAAAAGCGAATATAACTCCAGGCACATTTAACGAGGTGCTTGGTTGTAACGAGCCTCGCGAGGTAATTGATTGTAGAGCTTTTCTGGCTCACCTTTTTGTTCTTCTGGGAACATCCGGGAGCGACGTGCTTGGCCAACTCCACCTTCATGACTACTGTAAGGACCAACATAGCCCGCATCTGGAATGCTATCTGGATCCCATTTTGCCAGAGGCCACACTTGCTCTTTTCCACTAATCTCCTCGATCATCATTTGCCACATTTTTTTATCAAAGATGACATAGCCGAGTGTTATTCTAGGTCCACCAACGGCGGCGTGCCACATAACCTTATCATGCTCAGATGACTTACCATAATAGCCAGTTTTAAGATGCCAGCCTTTAACATCAGGAATATGTACTAGTTTCGAATCATCACTAATATCATTAATGATTCCTGTTGATCCTTCTGGATCAATATGTCTCCAATAACCATCACCAGTATGGTTATATGTAAACAGCAAGTTATAGCCTGGAACATTGTGATTAGTGTGCCATGCAATATATCCATTCTTCGGATAGTATATTTTAAGCGCACAGAACCTACTATTAATTAGCCCGCCAAGTTCCTTGTCAAGCCACTGGCTCTTTTCCATCACTTCTCTGGCCAACTTAATGTCAACATCATCGTGTTTAATCCACGTTGCCATTTGGTTAAAGTCATAACCATGCGCGTCGGGTGGAAAACCATCATGTCGATCGCCGCCGCCATCAGCAACAAAGTTTCGCAAGCATTCCATTGAACAGGAATACTCACTTCTGCCTTCTTGAAAGAACTTGCCGCCCTTTCCTTTTCGGCTCATAAAATAATCTAGATCTAGATCAAATACATATCGCTGCCATTCATTTAACAACTCCAGAATGTCTGGTTGAATATCGTATATTGGTGTCATGTTACTCCTTTCTCCGGGACAGAACGTCGCGGATATCTACCTAAAAACGTCGAAACGTCCGATTGAGTTTGTTATCTTGGGATGCTCCAATTGCTCATTATCTATTTTCTTTTTTGGTATTGTATAGTGCCAAAAAACTTTCTGGTTTTCATCATCTAGTTCTTCGGCGTCTCTATACCCAGATATATAATTCCACTTTGCATGGATTTCTTTAATATTAACTTGGTAGTCGACATCAAAGTTTGTTCTCCAAAATGCGAAAGTGTCCCAGAACCATAATGTTTTAGGATATGGATATCCCCAATTTTTATTTGGATTCATTTCAATTTGTTCTGCATAATTTTGATACCACATATTTAACATTTTTAATGTGCGTTCATTATTTTTATACAAGAACATACCACAGTGCCATTTAAACCTATAGACACCTTTATCACCTTCCCACTTATGTACAACAGCATCCTTAATCATACTTTTGTCTGGCTCTTTCCAATGCCTTAGTTCTTTATCGTTTGTAAAATAAACAACCTTGGCATTGTAGGGTCTGTTGCATGTCATCGCCATGTCGTATTCATCATCGTGTTCCAATTGATCAAAGATGTGTCTTATATCTTCAGATTCACAAAAGGTATCTGCGTCCATAAAACAAGTAAGATCGTATGGCGTTCTTTCTAATGCCCACAACTTGGCTCGACAATGTACTGGAATATCTAGGATTACATTATCAAAAATATCTCGATACTTTTCGTCCCACCAGTCTTTATGTGTAAAAAGTGTAATTTTTGCATCTGGCCAGAAGTCTTTAATCGAATCAGCTGATTGTATAGCTGCATCAAAATAAGGCTTTGTAAGAGATGCTACGTAAATAAAGCCTTTACTCGGCTGCGACAGTTGCGTCCCCACCATCAACATTAACCTCCACCATATTATCTAAAGCAATAACAGCTCCAATGTTTGCTGTCACTTCCATCAAAGTTTTCGATCGTCTGATTGCAGACTTCAATTTCTTATGTGGAGAGTTTCTCACAACATCCAATTCGAATGCTTCAATCTTGGCCTGAAACAGTTCCTCGGTTATTTGTTTTGCTGTTGCGTCTTTGTCCGCTAACTCAGCCTTTTCCCTAAGCCTATTTAGCTTGTTGATCTCGCGTTGCGTATTTTTCTGGATTTGCTCATTACCAAATTCTTTATGAATCCAATACCAAGCGGCCCGATGTTGATCGGCTTTATCAATCCTAATTGTTTCAATTGGACCGGGACCGATCGGTGTATCAGGTTGTCTAAGAACAAAGAACAATACATTCTTTGCATCGTCTCCATAATATGCATAGACTACCTCGCCGTCTCCAAATGGAAACTTCCATTCTTTAGTGTCGGCTAATTCACTATCTTCTTCGTTTGCCCGTCTTTGAGCAGACTCGCTTTCTTCCGCAATTGCCATTCTTGTCTCCTCTTCGTGAGGGTTTGCTTCATTGACTCGTTGCCAATATGTAACCGCTGGAACCTTTTTAACTAGTCCCAATCGATCGACTTCTTCGTCTACTTCTAATCTTTGTTTTGGTTGAGCCTGCTCCTCGTTGAGGACTGCAGCTACGCTCATATCAACAGATTGGTTGGCACCATCTGCTTCGGTTGCTTCTATATTTGACATTATTGTACCTCATCATGCTGTTCTTACCCACAAAGATACCGTACTCACTGTTTCTACGGTATCATTAATATTTGTGCCAACGTATGCTTTTTCGTACCCTTTAGTATAGGTACCTTGCCAAACCTTTGTATAAGTTTTTTGATAAGTTTTAACATAGTTGGCCGCCCACGCTTTACCATATGCTGCGGCATAATCTTTAGACCAATCTCCTCCATATTCTTTAGCCCATATCTTGGTGTACGCTTTATTGTACACGCCAGTATATGTTTTCACATAGTCTTTGCTGTAATCTTTTGAATATGTTTTGATGTAATCTGATGAATAATCATGCTCGCCGGCATAATCTTTAGACCATAGTCTACTATAGACCTTAGTATATATCTTTTCATAATTCTTGTCAAACGTACCTTCATATGTTTTACTATATGTTTTTGTATATGTCTTCGTATAATCTGCATCATAATTGGTTGAATAATTTACATCGCTTCCATATGAACCAAGAAATGCTACGGCACTTGTATAGGTTTTTGTATAATCCTTGGACCACACCTTAGTGTATGTTTTAGTGTAGTCTTTTGAATATGCTCTATCACCTAAGAATGTACCTGTATATTCCTTTTCATATGCCTTACTATACGACAAAAAGCCTCTGTTGGCAACATATATTTTTGCATAATCTGCACCATATGTCTTAAAATAATTGCGATCACCGGCAAACGAACCTTCGTAGCTGTTAGACCAGCCGCCACTATACGTCTTGGTATAGTCTTTTGTATAGGTGGCTTCGTATTTCTTCACATACTGCTTCGTCCAACTTTTTGTATATGTGGATTCATAATCACCAACATATGTTTTGGTGTACGCTGCAACATAGTCTGCACTATAATCTTTATTCCAATGTCTGGTATATACTGCTGCAAAATCTTTCGCCCAGGCTTTCCTATATCCTCTAACATAATTGGTAGCATAGTCGGCCGTGTATATTGTACTATACTCTCCTAGATACGTTACAGTTCCAGTATATGTTCCCTCATATGTCTTTGAATATGATTTTGTATAATCTCTATCGAAGCCACCACCATAAGATCGATCACCATGATATGTTGCTTCATATCCTTTTACCCAGTTTTTATCATATGCAGCTTCGTATTCTTTAGCAAAGTTCTGTGTATAAACTTTTGTATAGGCTTTTTCATACGCAGCTTCGTAATTTTTTTCATAAGTACCAATATACAGTTTGGTCCAAATCTTAGTATAATCAGTATCAAATGATCCTTCATATGCTTTTGAATAT